TAAGATGATCGTAGGATTAGGAGCATCAGTAGGAGTAGTTTTAGCAATCCATTACGTAATCGTTCCAAACGGTTGGTAAAGATATCAGAATAGGCCCTCGGGGGCCTTTTCTTTTCTTAAGTATATGCATGAGTTACACAATAGATTGGTCAGTCAAGAAAGTAAAAAATCAAATAGACAAGTTGATGCGAGTTGCCACAGATCCAAAAATAGATGGGTTTAATACTTGGGGAGCAAAACAAGACTTGTATGAGATACTTTGGTATGCTGAAGATAGACTAGAAGAATGTAGCACTTATAGTGACGAAGATGAGTTTACTAAGAAACGCAGTCAATATAAGATGTTAAAAACATTAGGAAAAAAATGAATATATTAATTGCTGGTTATGGCTTTGTAGGCCAGGCCCATGAAAAACTATTACAGGAACAACACAACGTAATGATCTATGATCCTGCACAGGGATTTAATGACTTTCCAGATGACGTGGTAGAAGCAATGATCATTTGTGTAAGCACACCATCTGCCAAAGATGGAACTTGTGATATGAGCAACGTCTATGATGTAATAGATAAATGTCCTGATGTACCTATTATTATTAAAAGCACAATTAGTATTGATGGTTGGGATACGATACAAGAACAGTACAAGGATAGACAGATATCATTTAGTCCAGAGTTCCTTAGAGCCAAGACTGCTTATGATGATCTTAAGAACACTGACAAGATCTACATTGGCGGTAACAACATAGAGTTTTGGTCTTTGTTTAAAAAAGATATTGTTACTTGTGAACCTAAAGCATTGGTATTGGCAAAGTATTTTAGAAATGCCTTCCTGGCTACAAAGGTAAATTACTTTAATCAAGTGTTTGATTTGTGTACCGCCCTGAACATAGAATATGAATGTGTAAGAAAAGCAATAACAGATGATCCTCGCATAGGTGATAGTCATAGTTACATAACAGAAGAACGTGGCTTTGGTGGACATTGTTTTCCTAAAGATGTACAGGCTTTGTTAAAGTCTGCTGAAAAACAAAAAGTAAGTCTTGGAATTATTGAAAAAGCATTAGAATATAATAATATACTAAAATCCTTATAAGTGTCCATAAAATAAATGGACAAACTAAATAATAATATGCACTTGACATAATTTGTCATTGTGCTATAATCGTACTACATTGTGAATAACTATCAGGTGAAAGCCGGGAGAACACAATGAATAAACTTTTAGTAAACATAAGGTATTTCATAGCACCATTGTTGATACTTGTTACACTCGCAGGAGTGTTGGCAGGTGGAGCATGGGTATGGACAGGTGTGGGCCTATTGGGAGTAGGCATTATACTTGACACCCTTATCAACGTACAGACTCGTGGAGCAGTTGATGAGAATGGTGACACCTTAGGTATCCCCTGGTTACAAAATGCAGTAATGTATATGATGTTGCCAGTCTTTGTTGCACTTCAGTTAGCACTTGCATATCAAATATACAACGGTATGGCAGGAGCAGAACTATTAGGTGCAGTTTTATCAACAGGTATATTTGCAGGCATAGGTATAATCTATGGGCATGAACTATCGCACACCAAAGGCGTTGCATTCGTAATCAGTCGTTGGATGATGGCGTTATCAGGTTCAGCACATTTCTGTTATGCTCATGTGTACAATCATCACTTGGAATTAGCAAGTGAAGATGATCCTGCAACCGCACCTAGAGGACGTGATATCTATTCACACTATGTCAAATCACACTTGGGTCAATCCAAGTTCTTGTTTGAGATGGAGAAAGGTAGATTAAAACGTTTAGGTAAACCTTTTATATCATTTGGTAACAGATGGATTAGAGGTTATATGATGAGTGTTCCTTCACTTGCATTATTCTTCTTTGCAGGTGGTTGGTTAGGAGTTGCTTCATTGGCTCTTGTTTGGGTAATATCAAACTTTGAGTTAGAAGCACTTAACTATCTAGAACACTATGGTTTGGTACGTGTAAAAAGCGAGCCTATAGACTATAGACATTCTTGGGATAACTCAACACTATTCACTTCATGGTTCTTTATAGAAATAGGTCGTCAGGCTGATCATCATGACAGAGGCGAAACACACTTCTGGGAACTAGATGAAGTAGGTGCACCAAACACAGGAGTAGGATACTTCACATTGTTTGCACTCGCACTAATACCTCCAGTGTTTAATATGTTTATGAAAAAACATTTAGATAACTGGGATAAAAACTTTGCCTCAGAAGCAGAGAAAGAGATAGCGGCTAAACTAGCCTAACACTTGGGGGCGTCAGTCTATTGGCGCCCTTCTTATTAATATTACGTTCATCTTCTAATTGATATATATTATAGTAGGCATTTTTCTACTGTGGACCGCGGTCACAAGACAACCGGCACTTAACTTTCAAACTTTTGGAGATTAACGATGGAATGGACTAAACCCGTGATCAAAGAAATTTCTGTAGGCTTAGAAATTAATTCTTATGCCTGTGCAGAAGTTTAGGTTGACATTGTAATATAAAGATAGTATATTATAATATTAATCAGGAGCCAACCTTAGGGAAGGCTCCATTTTTTTTGAAAGGACCAAGGATGCAAAGTACCAAGCAACCTATGGATTGGCATATCCAAGAAGTTCTAACCTGTGAAGTACTAAGGTTAGATCCTAATAATAAAATGCTTAATAAGTTTTTTGAAATGCAAAATCATCATGGAGCAACCATGAGAAATTTCAAGAAACAATACGACAAACACGGCACATGGAAAGAACCTTTACCTGGGAGTTTATTATAATGAAAACATATAGTTTAGAATTAGTATTGTTTAGTTGGTTAGCATACAATATATTTTTAGAAATCCACTCGTGGTTTGATAAGGAAGAAGAAGTACAAGTACCACCAGCAGTTGAAAGACCGGTACAACCAGTTGTTGACGAAGTGGTGATAGAGAAGTGATTGAGTTCATGGTAGTAATATGGTTAGGGTATAATTATGATAACCCTAAAGAAATAGGTGCATGGAAAACTTGTGATGAAGCATATGAGTATGCTATAAACACACAACCTGAGTTCAAGGCATTTGCTTGTTTTGATTCAGCACACTATATTAAGTATAGGAAAACTATTTTGAGTTGGTAAGTGTAGCAGGAATTTGTACTCTACGTTTCCAGAATATTTTAGGGTCTTCGGATTGACAACTAACCTTTACAAGGCCCTGCATATTATCTGAAAGTGTAGGAATAAAGTTTTGTTCGGCGTATGCTTTTCTTGTTTCGCAAGTTTCAAGGGAATCGTAAGATATACTAGACCAACCGTCTGGTTGAGCGAAGTCCCCTGGGGTCCATACGCCATTAATTAAAAAATAGAATACTAGCCAGAATTTCACGACGAAATCTATATATTATCTTTGTTAGGTACTATTGATCCGTTTCCAAATAGATCAACTGCTTTCCATGAAGAATATATTTTCCATCTTGAAACTTTAGGCTCGGCGTCTTCCATTGCTAACAAAAACACCTTATCAGATGCAACCTTGGCAAGTTTGATCAACTCTTTATCTTCTTTGTCTTTCATTTTCCAACGATATTGTCTTATACTCTTATACAATAAGTCGTGTATGATTGCCGCTCTTGCTACATCAAATGGTGCTATTGCCCACCACATTGCTCTTGGAACAGATGCTAAATCTGTTACAAACCCTGTTGGCACTGTGATAGTTTCTGTTTTGTTAGTGTCTCTTTTAACCTTTACACCAACACCTTTTAATGCTTTGATTTCTTCTACTGTGAGGTCTTTTGTTGTGTATGATAAGTCTCTACCCAAAATCCATTTACGTGGAGGATTAAATTCTGCCATTATCTTGGCGTTAAACTGTCCCATATTAAACCTTTCGCTTTATCATTATGATAATATTTATGTTCAAAAGCAATAAATACATTTAAGGAACTGCAAAATGAAAAAACGAACTAGATCAATATTAGAAGAATTAAACAATCTGCATCAGAAAAGAGATTCGGATAGTTTTATTGCTACTACAGGTAATAATATCATTGAAAGTGCTATTAACTTACTTCAACGTATTAATAATGAGTATGATCAAGAAACTGCATTAGATCTAGAAAGAAGATTTATCAATAGTATTAAATCGTCAGACCCACGTAAATTTAGACGTGGAGTATCAAAGGTTGTAGAGTCCAAGAATAAGGAACTATAATGTTACTCAATGAAGGCGGAAATATCTTTAAGGATGAAACTGGTAATCCAGTCACCACACGTATCAATCAAGCAGACGTTGACCCTACCTTACAATTTGTAGAAAAAATTACAGGACTTCCATTAGTTGATAACAAACTAGGATCTACTGGTATCAGAAGTACCAGTGGTGACTTAGATGTAGCAGTAGACAAAGACAAGGTAAACAAGGATCAAGTAGTAGCAAAGTTGAAAGCATGGAAAGATAAGAATGCACCCAATGATGATGATAGAGCCTGGTTTGCTAAATCAGGAATAAATGTGCATTTCAAAACACCTATCAAAGGCGATGCTAAGAACGGATACGTACAAACAGATTTAATGTTTGGCGAGCCTGAACTAATGAAGTTTGCTATGAAAGGTGCTGGTGACGATACACCGTACAAAGGCAGACACAGAGCAATTTTAATTAGTAGTATTGCAAAAGCACAAGGATATAAATTTACTTCAGCACAAGGTTTAGTTGATAGAATTACTAACAAGTCTATATCAAAGAATCCAGATGAAATAGCAAAGACAATACTTGGACAAGGTGCAGTAGGAAAAGACTTAGATAGTGTTGAAACTATTATTGCAAAAATAAAAGGTGATCCAAACTATAAGAATTTGATTGCCGACGCCATTGACAAGTTCAAGGAAGAGGGTTTAGACTTACCTGAACAAGCGAACTTAGATCAAACTGGAACTATGCGTGATATACTAGATAGGTTTTAAAATGCGAATTAATGAAATCAAAAAGGATCAAGACAAAAGAGTAGTTAAGCCTAGAGATCCTAATTTCCAAGCAATGCAAAATTTACGCAAGAGCGGAGCATCAGGCTCTCATGGCGATAAAACAAAAGACATTCCTCGCAAAGAAAAGCATAAAGGTAAAGCATACGATATAAATGAAAAGCCAGTCTATGAAGCAGAGGCCAGAATACAACACGCCGAAGATTTAGTTTTCTTCGATGGTGCTCGTGGTGCCAAACGTGCTTTAGGAGAATTAAAACAATTAGCATCAGGAGGTGAGAATGTCACAATCAAATGGGATGGATCTCCCGCAGTCATTTTTGGACGCAATGATAATGGAGAGTTTATCTTTACCGACAAGTCAGGATTTAGTGCCAAAGGATACGATGGTAAAGCAAAGTCAGGAGATGATGTTGAAAAAATGTTTATGGCTAGACCAGGAGCAAAAAACAATCCTGAAGGATATAAAGCATTAGCAGGCAAAATGAAAAATGCATATAGCACTTTTGAAAGTGCAGTGCCAGAAAGTTTTAAGGGTTACTTCAAAGGTGACCTTTTGTATTTCAACACACCAGTTGAAAAAAATGGGCAGTTTATTTTTAAACCTAATATTGTTAATTATGCAGTTCCAACCGACAGCAATTTAGGTAAAAAGATTGCCCGTAGTGATGTGGGCGTTGTAATTCATCGTTTAATGGATGAAGAAGGACGAGAAAGTACACTAAAGGATTTCGATATCTTTCAAGGTTCGAAACTACTTGTGATTCCTCCCATCACGATTGAACAAGCACCTCAGGTTGATGACAGCAGTGTTAGAAGACTTGAGGCGCTTGTCTCTAAAAATGCTGGTGCGATAGATGATTTTCTTAATGATCAAAAATTAAGAGAAATGAAACTAACAGACTTACCTAAAATACTTTATGCATACTTAAATAGTAAAGTAGACACAGGGTTAAACAACTTAGGTAAAGGTTTCATGGGTTGGTTGCAGACCAGTAAAGTTACAGCACCCAAACAGGCAAAAATAGCAGAGTACGTAAAGGCAAACATACAAACGTTCAGTGCAATTTGGCAAACTGTAGAAGGTATTATGAATGTAAAAAATGATATCATAGGACAGTTAGATAATCAAAAGGGTACTGTGACAGCAACAATTAATGGCAAACCAGGTGGTGAAGGATATGTTCTACAACACCCGGCGGGCGACATAAAACTAGTAAATAGAAGCGGATTTTCTGCGGCCAATAGAGCAGTAGAAAGATAGGAGCAAAACAATGAAAATAAATGAATTTATAGATTCACTTAAAATAAAAGAAATAGATGATGACATGAGAGACTTAGGTCTTGATGGTCCTGATTCTGCAGATGACGATGAAGCCGGAATGGACAAAGGGTATAGCGATAAGCATACGCCTTTAATTAACCAAGTACATAAGGTTAAAGATTCACAAGGTAATCCAAATCCAATTAAAATGGTATCAACTGAAGATGGTGGTAAGTTTAAAATAACAGGTTGGCAGGCAGATTTAATTATACAAATGCTAACAGGAAACTATAACCAAAAACAGAAAATGGAGTTTACAAAAGACGTAAACACTAAAAAGGAAGTATTAGGCGGATTGTTAGATACAAAGAGTCCTAAGGATATGGTAGCGAAGTTCAAGGAATTAGTAAATCCTGAAATGCGTGAACCAAGTGCATACGAAAGATAGGATTATATAAATGGAGTTTATCCAGGAGATATACGAAGCGAGGATGACTCGCAATAGTAGTAATCAAAAGGTATTGACGTACACAGATTGTTGTGAACGTGCATACTTGACGATGCTCACGTTGGAATTGCTTAGACGCTTTCCGCAGACTGCTCCTACGGCTCATGGATATGCAAAATCAACAAGTGGATACGACTCCTATAAACATTTTAGAATGAATGGTACTGACTTATACAACTTTGTATATTTTATTACAGGTGATAACGAAGTACTTAAAAAACTAAAAGATCCAAAAGGGGCATTGGGTATGAGAAATCAAACAACAATGCCTTTAATGAACTTTAATAGATACATCACAAGGCTATCACAAGGTCTTGCTCCTAACATGGAAGATCAAAATGTGTTTATGAAAGTTGAAAATGCATTAAGAATAAACAACTCAGACTATAAAGCAGTACGTAGAAATCTTTTTAACTTTAATAGATTAGGTACAACTGATAAAAAGAAAACTGTTACTAGATTATTATTAGCATCAAGAGCCAAGTTAAGGTCCAGTGATATAATAGAACATTTAGAAAAACTTGCGGCTCTTAAAGATTATGAAACTAATAAAATTAGAGATACAGAACCAACTGTATCAATGCCAGACTTACCAATTGATCAAAATCAATTAGCATTTTATAGATACCTTGTTGGTGCACCTAATTTAATGTTAACAAAGAAGTTTTTAGAATTAGCAGTAGCAGGTAAAAGTATTCCGCCACAGTTTGTTAGAGCATATTTTCCTGCCATTAAAACTATAGATAATATAGTAAAAGGCGGTCCTGCGTTTATTTCTATGCTAAGAGCACTCGAAAAACGTGCAAAACAGTCCAAAAGATAAGTTCTTTACCAAAATAGACTAAATATAATTGTAAACACATCGCAGAGTAGCGGTGCGTCATTTAAGAGAAAATAGGAGAGAAAAATGGCAGGTATAACAAGAGTAAACGGTTTTGGACAGTACGCACAAGGTACAGTTTATTCCGTAGCACAATTAAAAGCATTCATCATCGACGCTGGGGCAACAATCGCAACTGAAGATGACGGTGCCAAAGAAGCAATGGAACTTTTAATTTCAGAAGTTCAACCATTAATGTACTACTCAACAGGAACAGACGGTACTGTATCAGTAGTTTGTGACGGTCACGGAGTTGACGCGGCATCTATGCAGGCAAGAATTAGAGCCTTAGGTGCAACTGCAGGTCCAAATAACTATGACTTCACAGGCGCAACAGTGGCGGCGGCTTCTTCTTTAACAGTTGCATAATAAACTGTAAAGAAAGAGTAGTTACACTACTAAACATTAAAGGGCTCGGATTTATTCGGGCCCTTTTTTTATCTCTATAAGTATTGCTATGAACGTTGAAGTTAAAACCCTAGTAGACATTACCGAAACAAGGAAGAACAAACATAACTGTCCTGACAAGTTATTAGTTCTCGAACAGGCAAACTTTAATACGTTTTTCCAAACACTATCACTTAGATTTAATCCTTACTATGATTCTAGTCCAATACTTTCAAGACAAGAAATTGTAGCAGAAGATGGCTTTGGAAGTGACTACAAAGGTATGCATAATATATGGACATTTAGATTTAGACTTGAAACAGCAGTAGCAGGACTTGATATTGATGGTATAAAACAAGACTTTGATTTGGTACCTGTAGTAAAGAATCTTAATGAAAGTGTAGTGATAAATACTAGTGCATTCAGAACTACGGATAATAAGACAACAAATATTGTGTTTAACCGAGTAGATAATATTGAGGACTAACACGGTAAATAATATTGTTAGAGAGAACTAACATTTAGGCAAACGATACATCTAAAGCAGGCAAAGTAAAATAGGCCCCTACCCAGAGAACAAATGGTATGGAGAGATAGAGATGGCAAGAGCCACTAGTTTAGAAAGAGAAAACTTAGAAGCACACGTTGATTTGTGCGAACAGAGGTATGAGAACTTAAATACTCGTCTGACAAAGATCGAGGAAAAAGTTGAGCATATCCATTCAGATATTACTCACGGTAACAAATCCATGATTAAAGTAATCATAGGCGCAACAGGTACTATTGTTGCAGGACTATTATCCACTATCGTAGTAATTCTTATGAACTTATCCTAATAGCAAATCTGCATAAATACTAGTGTTATGCTAGTAGAAGAAATCGTATCAGCAATTATTGAAAAGAGAATATGGGCAAAGTCCGGTAACAAGGTTGTCCGTAAGTACCGTTGTACCTCTGGCATACGTAAAAATAGAATTGTATCAAACATAGGACAATGTTTTGCGGCCCCTAATGTAAAGGCTAGAATAAGACTTAAAAGAACTAGAGCAAGATTAGGATCAAGAATGGCACGTAAGGCACGTAGAACAAAACGTACTAATCCAGCGTCACGTAGAGTAGCGGCTCTTAACAAAGCAGGTACTAGAAGAGCACCTAAAATTACAAGAAAACCTTTAAAGAGAAGAAGATGATTATAAGCGAGATCATAGAAGGTGCAGTACAGATTTGGTCCAAAGGTAAAAAGGGTTTAGTTCGTAGATACAGATGCACATCTGGATCACGTAAAGGACGTATTGTTTCTAGTCCTACAACTTGCAATGCACCAAAGAGAGTTTCAAGTTCTATCAATATTAGGAAAGCAAAATACAAATACGGTCGTAACATGAATATCAAATCCCAACGTACTAAACGTGCAGGTGCATTTTCAAAACGACTCGCGAAGATTAATAAAAGAAATACTTTAACGGTAAATAGATACAAACCAAAAAGAAGAACCAAGAGAAGAAGGTAATATGAGATTTAATGAATTCCAACTTACTGAAGATGATCTACGTAGAAAGATCAAAGAACAGTATCCACATCTTACTGAAGAGCAAATAGACGAGGCCTTACCAGCAGTACTAGGAGCCATTGGTGGTGCAGTTGCCAAAGGTGCTATGGCGGCAGGAAGAGTTGGAGCAAAGATGGGAACACAGGCCGCAAAAGGAATAGGCAAAGGATTAGCCAAAGGTGCTAAAGCCGTTGGAAAGATGGCAGGCAACATGGCTAAGAAAGGTGCAGGTGCAGTTAAGAATAAAGTACTTAACAAGATACAACAAAAAGCGGCTGGCCAGGCAATGAACAAATTATTAAAACCAGGAACTACTATTCCAATGCCAACACAAGATGGTAGCGAAGAAGAGTTTGAAATACAAAAAGCACAAGGTAAAGAAATAACACTTAAACCTAAACAGAATCCTAAACCAGGACAACCAATAGCAACTGTACATAATAAAAAAGACCTAGAGCCTATTCTAAAACAAATAGCAACAGGACAACAATAGTATGAAAATTAACGAGTTATTAAAACACTTCGATATTCATACCAACAACGAAGAAACTGAACTTCTTAAAAGAATGTCAGAACCAAAACCATTTTTATCCTATACTGATAGAGAGCAATTCGTAATTGAAGCATTGATACGTAAAGCATTAGTAAGTAAAAGAGTAGATAATAATACAGTTTTGGTAATGGCAAATGACCCCGTACAGTAAAGAATTAATACAAGCATTAAAGGAACTAGTCGATTCACAGATCGATATACATATTCCTTATGCAAAAGGTAATAGTATTAGACTAAAGCATTTGGTTATTCGTAAACACAAAAACGGGTATAGAATCTTTGATATTACAACAAATAAAATCAAAGCAACTACTTTTAGCAAAACAGGTGCAGTAGCCATAGCAAAAGCAATAGTAAATAATAAAGAAGAAGACATAAAGGAAATACGTAGTTTAGACTCTGATTTGGGCAAATATTACAATGATGCCGTGTTTTATAAGCATACAATAGAGAAAACAGCCGACGACACACGTAGAGATAGTGCATTTACACGGTTTGAGATAGCAAATGATAAAGCAATGCAAATCAAGTACCAAATAGAATCTTTCATTTATGATAAATAAATGTAGTTACAAGTTAGGATGAAAAATGAAAATTAGTCAAATATCACAACCTATTACTGCTAAGACATTGAACGAGAGTCTTACTAAAAAATTCGGTGAGCGTATCAATCTTGAAGCGTTTACGTTGGAAAAATTACAAGATACTAGCAATAAGTTGAGAACTAAAATTAGTGACATCGAAACAAATGAAAGTTTTGATGCAGTTCATACTGACGAGTATCAAAAGAATAAATTATTTTTAGACATTATTAATGCTGAAATCAAAGAGAGAGCAGACTCAGGCGAAACTATTGCACAAACAGAAACTGAAACTGTAAAAGAAGGCGCAGAAGAAGAAGCAACGTTGGTTATGGCCGCAAAGGACATGGTTGACAGAGTTACAGGCTGGATGGAAGATACAGCAGAAATGCAAACAGAAGCAATGCTTGAAATAGGCGACAAAATTAGAGATGAAATGGGCTCAGAGCAATCAGAACAATTCATTGGAACAGTTAAGCCAGCATTAGAAACATTATTCACAACTTTAGAATCAACAAGAGATGCACTTACAGGTGGCGTAGCCATTGTAACAGGCGAAGGTGCTCCTGCACAAATGGGAGACGAGGCTCCGGTAGAAGAACCAGAGATGGAGCCAACAGTAGATGCTGAAGCAGGCGCAGAGGCAGAGGCTGGCGCTGAAGATGAATTTGCAACAAGCGAACCTGCAGTCGGTGGAGAAGAAGAAGCAGGCCGAGAAAAACGTGAAAGTGTAGAACGTTCACGAAGACTTGGAAATATTCTGGCCGACTCAAAAAAAAAGTCTTAGAATCATCAACACCTAACCTCATCAGAATTCTCCGTATGCACTCACAAGCAGGCGAAGATAAAATGTCATGGGACGATCTTAATCAAGAAATGGCTAACTTAGGCTCAGAACAATTTGATATCGAAACTTTCAAAAGAGTTTATGATACTGTACCAGCAATCAAAAACTTTGTAGATAGTTTTGACCCAGAAGGCATAACGTTCAAGGGTGGTGCTGAAACTGAGGTACCACCTGAGGACACTGGTAACATCGACCAAATGGCTCAGAGAGCCACTCAAGCCAATCTATAACTTGACTTTCTTCTACTTTTAGTATATACTAGTAGAATGGGAAAACTTAATTATACCAACGAAGACGATAACATTCAAAGCGTCAATAACCAATGGATCATTACATCACACTATCCTGATTACAAAAAGTTTGAAAAACTATTTGAACAAGATGGTAAAGATATTAGTGAAAACACTACAACTGCCAACGGTGAACAGATTGATTTGGAAAGTGAAAAGACGTCTTGCAAATGGACAGATCTCAAACAGGATTATTTAGATTGGGTATTGCAAAAGGTACAATCATTTACATTACCAATTAATAAATTAAAAGTTATTAGAGCATGGACTATAACTTATCACAAAAATGGATATCAAGGTATTCATGTACACACAGGTGATATGGATTATAAGACCTTTAGTGTTGTTATGCATATGGATGATGTAATCACAACAAAAGAAAACAAATATGACGGAGTCTTATTTACAATTATGCCTGAACCTAACGGACATCAACACCCAGGACACTATCTAAGTCAAGCAGGTGGAGTTGTTATGCTAGATGGCAGAGTGTGGCATGGTGTATATCCTACATCAACCCAAAGACGTTCTTTCATAGTAGACTTTGAATACGAATAGGAGATAGCATTGTCTTTAATTACAAGCAAATACAATTACAAAGAACTTAAACGTAAACACATAGATGGCCGGAGATTATATGCTTGTCCAGATGGCAATTCAGTTGCAAGTGTAACAACAATACTTGACGCCACTAAAGATAAAACACATCTAATTGCTTGGCGTAAAAGAGTAGGTGCTGAAAAGGCCCAACAAATTACTACTGAGGCCGCAAGTGTAGGTACTCGTATGCACAAATATCTAGAGGATTATATAGACAACGGTGAATGGCCTACACCAGGTTCTAATCCATATGCCAAACAAGCACACCAAATGGCTGAAACAGTTAGAGATAGTGCTATTAAAGATATTGATGAAATGTGGGGTAGTGAAGTACATTTGTTCCACCCTAAGATTTATGCAGGCACTACAGACCTTGTAGGCGTGTATAAAGGTAAGCCTGCCATAATGGATTTCAAACAAACTAATAAGCCTAAAAAAGCAGAGTGGGTAGAGGATTATTATCTTCAATTAACCGCTTATGCATTAGCACACAATGAATTATATGACACTAATATACGTTCTGGGCATATTTTTATGTGTAGCAGAGACTTTCAGTACCAACAATTTGACCTTTTAGAAGAAGATTTTGCTAAATGGGAATCTAAATGGTGGGATAGAGTATATCTGTATTACGACAAGTTCGCATAAATATATGTATCAGGAGTTATTAAATGGCAGTTGTACAGATATCACGTATTCAAATTAGAAGAGGACAAAAGAACGTAGGTTCTGGAATTCCTCAACTTGCTGGCGGTGAATTAGGTTGGGCAGTAGATTCTCAAGAACTTTACATTGGTAACGGTGCAGTATCAGAAGGCTCACCAGCAGTAGGTAATTCAAAGATCATTACAGAACATGACAACTTATTTGAATTAGCAAGTACATACACATATAAAACAGGTAGTTCAGTTCAAACAGGTTCTAGTGCAACTAGTCCTATAACAAGAACATTGCAAAAAAGATTAGATGAAACTGTTACAGTTCAGTCATTTGGTGCTTTAGGAGATGGTACAGACCAAACTGCACAATTACAAAGAGCAGTAGACCAGTTATATCTTAATGCATCTACAAAAGGTACAGTACCTAGTAGAGTAGTTTTAGAATTACAACCTGGAACATACACAATTACAAATACTATACATATTCCACCTCATGCAACACTTATAGGTGCAGGAAGTGATAAGACAATTATTCATCAAACAGGTGAATTTCCAATATTCAAAACTGTAAACAGTTTAAGTACTCCAGGTTCACCAGCGGCTGATTCAGGAAGTAGTTTAACAAATCAAGCAAGAAAAATTATTCTTAGAGGAATGACTCTAAAGATTAATACTTTAGAGAAAACAGGACTTGACCTTGTAACTTGTAGAGAAAGTTTATTTGAAGATTTAAACATTGAAGGTCCTTGGATAAGCACATCGGCCACAGTAGCAGATGCAATTGGTATTAAGATGTCATCTTTATCTAGTTTAGTAGGTACACTACAAAATACATTTAGAAACATTAAAGTAACAGGATTTAGTTACGCAGTAAAAAGTGATGATGACTGTAATGATAATTTGTTTGACAAGTGTACATTTGAAACAAATGATTATGGTATAGTGTTTGGAAAAGACACAGTACTAGGTTCACAATCACAATCAACAGGACCATCAAGAAACAATATAACAAATTCTTTATTTAGATATATTAACCAACACGGTTTATGGTATGAGAACGGACAGTTTAATCATAGTGAAGGTAACAAATTTATTGATGTAGGTAACGAAGGTGGAGGAGATACTACTCCTTTCTTTACAATCATCAATACAAGACAAGCAGGAAATTCTAGCACAGAAGACTTCTTTGAAAGAAAAAGAAGATTAATGTATGATGCAGGTTATACAAGTGTCGCATACAAAAGTGAAACAGAAGGTGAGTTAGACTCAAAAGACAGTTCAACACATAACCTTAATATAATACAAACAGGCACATACACAACATTATTTAGATTGCCAGGTGATGCTTCAAGATCATTTGCAATTGAATACACTTACAAAAGTTCTACTATCGATGCATTACGTTCAGGCATAATCAGCCTAGTAGTTGATAGTTCAAATAATGCAGTATCCCTTGATGATGAGTTTACATATAGTGGAAGTCCAAGCAACCAAACTAATTTACAGTTTAGAGCAAACTATCTAGACGTAAATGGTGACACAACGGTTGACACAGTGGCCATTCAGGTGTTAAACTCTACTACAAATGATCAAGGATATTTACATTTTAAAGTCTCAAACGTCACATAGAAAAATTAATGTTTGAAAACGATTACGAGTCTCGGTTACGAGAATGGAGTGAATTCAGATCTACTTTAGAAAACTCAGACAATCCGTTTGTGGACACTCTAAAGTTGTATAAAAATGCACCCCGTATCTTTAAAAGCAGTGTGGATCCCTGGGATCAGAATACATGGTTAGGTCCATGGCAACTAGTAGAAAAAAATTTATATACTGAGATGTGCATTACTTTAGGAATCTGTTACAGTCTTCAATTAACTGAACGGTTTTCCTCTAGTAATTTTGAGATACATAATGCAGTAGACCAAAAAAACAAACACACATTTTATCTACTGGTTGTGGATAAAAATGTTATTAACCCAATAGCAGAGGAAGTATATAGCGGACTACCTACGCATTTTGTTTCACAACGTATTTTCAAGATGCCAAAGGTCAACTAAATACTTTTTTGAGGTATTGTAAAAGTAAAGTAAGGAAGTAATAGATGTCAAACGGTTCAGAAATCAATATTGTAAAACGCGATGGACGTAAATTTCCATTAGATATTAATAAAATCCATAACGTAGTTTCATTTGCTTGTGAAGGTTTATCAGGTGTAAGTATGTCACAAGTTGAAATGAATGCTAACATACAATTCTACGATGGTATGTCGACTAACGAAATTCAAGACATCTTAATTCGATCGGCAAACGATCTTATTTCATTAGAAGCACCTAACTATCAATACGTTGCGGCAAGACTTTTATTATACGGAGTGTATAAAGATGTGTTTGGCGAATACAAACACAAATCATTTATTGATATGATAAAACTAAACATTGAACGTGGCGTTTACGATCCTCAAATTTTAGATCTTTACACAGAAGAAGAAATTGATTCTTTAGACAAATACATTAAATTGAACAGAGATGAAAATTTTACCTATGCAGGACTTAGACAAATTGTAGACAAGTATCTAGTGCAGGATAGATCTTCAGGACAGATCTTTGAATCCCCGCAATATATGTACATGATGATTGCGGCAACATTATTTGCAAACTATCCTAAAGAAGATAGATTACATTACGTAAGGAGATACTATGATGCGACCTCACTTTTTAAAATCAATATCCCAACGCCTGTCATGGCCGGTGTACGTACACCTGTTAGACAGTTTGCTTCGTGTGTCCTTGTTGATAGTGATGACACCCTTAATAGTATTTTTTCTAGCGATATGGCTATTGGACGTTATACGGCTCAAAGGGCAGGCATAGGAATCAATGCAGGACGTATTAGAGCAATCAACTCTAAGATCAGAGGTGGCGAAGTAGCACACACAGGTCTTGTTCCATTTTTAAAGAAGTTTGAATCAACTGTGAGATGTTGTACACAGAACGGAGTACGTGGAGGTAGTGCAACTACCCACTTCCCGCTTTGGCACTATGAGATACAAGACTTATTAGTATTAAAAAATAATAAAGGTACTGAAGATAATAGAGTACGTAAGTTAGATTATTCTATACAACTTAATAAACTTATGTATGAAAGATTTTTACAAAGTAAAGACATTACACTTTTCTCACCACATGAAGTACCAGACTTATACGAAGCCTTTTTTGCAGACCAAGAGAAGTTTGAAAAACTTTATACCAAGTACGAAAAAGATCCTAAGATAAAAAAGAAAACTGTTCCTGCTATGGAACTGTTTAGTGATATGCTTCGTGAACGTGCTGAAACAGGACGTATATACTTAATGAACGTTGATCATGCAAACACACACAGTTCATTTAAAGATACAGTTTACATGAGTAACTTATGTCAAGAGATTACACTACCTACAAAACCTTTACAACACATTGATGATCCAGAAGGAGAAATTGCATTATGTATATTAAGTGCTATTAATGTTGGCGTGTTAAAAGAGTTAGATGATTTAGACGAACTATGTGAACTAGCAGTTAGAGCCTTAGAAGAAATTATTGATTATCAAAAATATCCTGTAGAGGCGGCTGAAAAGTCTACTAAAGCAAGAAGAAGTTTAGGTATTGGATACATTGGCCTAGCACACTATCTAGCAAGACAAGGTGTAAAATATTCAGATAAAAAAGCATTAACAAGAGTACACGAGTTAACAGAAGCATTTCAATATTATCTTTTAAAAGCAAGTAATACTATTGCAAAAGAAAGAGGACCTTGTGATTACTTTAACCGTACTAAATACTCAGACGGCATTCTGCCTATCGATACATACAAAAAGGACTTAGATGAAGTATGCAACATAAAGTTAAAATATGATTGGGATTCTCTTCGGGCGTCTATCAAGGAACACGGCTTACGGCACAGCACTCTGTCCGCACAGATGCCTTCAGAAAGCAGTTCCATTGTGTCAAACGCAACAAACGGAGTTGAACCTCCTAGAGGATACCTGTCCGTTAAGAAAAGCAAAAAAGGGCCTCTTAAGCAGATTGTTCCGCAGTATCAAAGTTTAAAAAACTATTACACTTTATTGTGGGATATGCCAGGCAACGCAGGTTACATTAATGTAATGGCTGTAATTCAAAAGTTCTTTGATCAGGCTATATCAGGAAATTGGAGTTACAATCCAACGCAGTATGAAAACAACGAAGTTCCTATGAGTACTATGTTTAAGGATTTACTTACAACATATAAATTAGGTTGGAAGACATCTTATTATCAAAATACATACGATTTTAAGGGCGAAGACGAAGTAGAATTAAGAGAAGAGATAAGTACTCCGCTGGAGCAGGAATCACCACATCCTGAGAAAACGGAAGAAGAGTGTGAGGCGTGTGCAATTTAAGTATTGACAAGTTTCAGTAAATAATTTATAATAGTAAGTAGGATTAGAGAAAAGAGAAAGAGTAACAATGGCGAAAACTGTCTTTAATAGAAACAAAGTAGACTTTACAAAACAACCGATGTTTTTTGGTGAAGACCAAAATACACAGAGATACGATACATTTAAGTTTCCGGAGTTTGATAAACTTAATCAAACTATGTTAGGATACTTCTGGAGACCAGAAGAGGTTAGTCTACAAAAAGATAGAGCAGATTTTCAAAACTTCCGTCCAGAACAAAAACATATTTTTACAAGCAATTTGAAATACCAAACATTGCTTGATAGTGTACAAGGTCGTGGACCAAGTCTTGCATTTTTACCTTGGGTATCATTACCTGAACTAGAAGGTTGCATAGTAACTTGGGATTTCTTTGAAACAATTCATTCACGTTCTTATACACACATCATGAAAAACGTTTATCCAGACCCAGGTGAAGTATTAGATCATATCTTGGAAGATGAAGAAATTATTAAACGTGCAGTTTCAGTAACAAAGAATTATGATTCTTATACAAAAGCAGTAGAAGACTTCCATTACAGAGGTAAAGGAACAATGAAAGATGTTAAGAAGAAACTATTCTTAGCAATGATGAACGTAAACATCTTAGAAGGATTACGTTTTTATGTTTCATTTGCCTGTACATTTGCATTTGCTGAAAGCAAAATGATGGAAGGTTCAGCAAAGATTATCAGTTTAATTGCTAGAGACGAAGCAACACACTTAAACTTATCTACACACGTATTGAAAAATTGGTTACGTGGTAATGACGATCCTGAAATACAAAAATTAGGACAAGACAGTGAAGAAGAAGTTTACGAAATGTGGAAAACTTGCGTCGAGGAAGAAAAAGCATGGGCGAAGTATTTGTTTAAAGATGGATCAATTATTGGTCTTAATGAAGTAATACTAGGCCAGTATGTAGAATTCATTGCTAACAGAAGATTAAAAGCATTAGGTTACAAACCTATCTTTGATCAACCAGTGAATACTAATCCTTTGCCTTGGACACAACATTGGTTGAGTTCAGCAGGATTACAAGTGGCTCCACAAGAAACAGAAGTAGAGTCATATATTATTGGGGGCGTTAAACAAGACGTAGAGAAGGATACATTCAAAGGATTTAAATTATAATTATGACAAACGTAGTATATTCAAAACCAATGTGTACCTACTGTGATAAGGCAAAACATTTGTTGAAGACAGCAGGTATCGAATTTAAGGAAATGCTTATTGGCAGAGACCTAGACAGAGAAACTTTATTAGAAGAGTTTGAAGCAAACGGTATGCCACAGCCAAGATCTGTACCGCAAATCATACTTAACGGTAAGTATGTTGGGGGATACAACGAACTAGTGAAGTACGTTGAGGAACACGGTATGGAAGGACTGAAACAATAAGTATGCTAATTGAAACACCGCACAAAGCAGGCGATACAGTATCATTTAAATTACAATCAGGCGAAGAGATAGTTGCAAGAGTTGATGGTATAACTGATCAAAGTTACCGCTTACATAAACCTTTGACATTAATGAATACAGGAAAAGGAATTGGCTTAGGTCAATTTATGATGACAGCAGACCCGTTAGCAGATATCCATATGCCTAAGTCCAGTGTTGTTTGTTCTTCAAAAACCCACGCCACAATGGCGAAACAATATATTGAAGCAACGACTGGAATCAAAACATGAGCACAAAATTATTAGTAGACATAGACGGAGTACTACTTGACTGGGATACTGCCTTTCAGAAATGGATGGCAATGGAAGGTTTCATAGTTAAAGAAGGTGGAGACATTGAATACAAAACCCATCTTAGATTCGTTACAAATATTCAAAAAGAACCCATTCCAGAAGACAAAGCAGATTGGTTAGTGAAAATATTTAATCGCTCTGCGTGGATTGGATTCTTAGAACCGTACAAGGATAGTGTAGAGATAGTAAAAGCATTAAAGGACAAAGGTTATACCTTTACTGCTATTACTTCTTTAACAACAGATAAACCTGCACAGGCACTTAGAAATATGAACCTTGCAGAGTTATTTGGAGAGGACACATTTAAGGATATCCATTACTTAGAAACTGGTGGCGGCAAAGCCGAAGTTCTAAGCAAAATGGGTGAAGGGCATTGGTGGATTGAGGATAAGCCAGATAACGCAGTCGAAGGACTTAATCACGGACTTAAACCAATTCTTATGGAGCACAGTTACAATAAGGGGTTTTTCAACAGTCAAATTGAGAAGACCCAATCTTGGCGTAACATATATAAAATAGTAACAGGAGAAAAATATGTCATCAATTCATGAGCAGATTACTGCGGCATATGAGAACTACTTGAAAGAAGCAGAATCTTTCGATACAAAAGGTGTAAAAGCCTCAGCGGCAAGAGCCAGAAAAGCCTTAGGCGAAATGGGTAAACTTGCTAAATCAAGAAGAGCAGAGATTCAAGATAAAAAGAACTCAATGTAATTTTGTTAGTTTGGCGTTGTAGATGTAATGTTTACAACGCCATTCTTTTATATTATTTCCGTAACAATTACCAAAATTATTATAAAT